ATGCCTACATTTGGTGGCGGTGCGCCACAAAGCCCAGCACCAAAACCTGGGACTATCTCCGGTCCGGGTAAAAGCAGTGTTATTGAAACTACTGTGCAAAAATCAGGAGCATTTCCTCCTGAGTACCCACCAGCAAACTATACACCATTGTTTGTGTCGTCTAGCCTGATAGTTGATACAGGTCAATTAATTGTTAGTGCCAATGCGTCTGGAGCCGCCATTGTTATTACATTGCCACGTGCATACTATGCGAATGGGCAATTTATACATATAATCAAAACAGATGCTACAGCAAATCAAGTTAGCGCCATTGCTCAAACTGGTGACACACTAGGCAAAGCTGCTGCAAAAGCTTGGCCAGTAGCGCAATATGAAACAGTTACATTAGTGTCACAAGTAGATTCATCCGGACTTGGAATATGGTACGTTTTACAATAGGAGAACTTAGATGATACCAGCATATGCAATAGGTTTGGGAAGCACGTTGTTAGGTCAGGCTGCAGGTTCATTGTTTGGAAAACAGACAAATCCATACCAGTCGCAACTATCACAGCAACGAATGTTTAATCAAAACATTCAAAATCAACAATATGGATTAGGTCAACAGATGCAGGGTCAGGCTAATAAATTCTCTGGAATGTATAGCCGTGGCCTTGAAAATGAAATGGAGCGACTTAATAATCCAGATGCAACCAACTCAATGTTGAGGCAAGCTGGTGCGCAAATGGGTGCTGTTACTAACAACGCAGCACAAGCGCAAGCTCGTTACAACCAAATGCCAAATGCATTGAACTTAGGTGCCGGTATGACCAACTATCAAATGCAGGATAATTTTTATAACAATCCAATTTCACAGGCTATGTCTCAGGGTGCAGTGCAGTATGCAATGGGTGCTGACCAGCGTCGTCAGCAAGCACTTGGATTAGCAAATCAAGGATTTGGTCAATATCAAGGCGGTGCAAACACAGCATTTGGCACTGCATCAAATATGTCAAACAACCTGTATGGTCAATACATGGGTGAGGCAAAGCAACAGATGGAGTTAGACGCTCAGCGCCAAAATCAAGGTAATCAAATTGCAAGTCAGTTTGGTGCTTTAGGTGGTCAATATATTAATCAAATGAACTCTGATCGTGATTTTGGTTTACGTAAAGCAGAATCCGAACGACGATATCCAAAGGTGGGCTAACATGTTAAAAGGTAGTCAAGGTGGTGCATCTGCCCTCTTAGGATTCCTACAGTCTTTACAACAAGGACAAGCACAAAGAAGTCAGCAGCGAGATCAATATCTTCAACAAGACATCCAGAAAGCAGAAGCTGATCGTGCGTTTAAAATGCAAGAAGATCAGTTTGCATTAACTAAACGAACAGCGGACGCTGAAGCTGAACGCATACGTTTAAATAAACCCATTGAGGATTTAACACGTCAACAGCAAATTGATGCTCCAAACCAACAAGCATTTAATGACTGGGCTGCAGGTAATACAGCCTTTGAAACAGCCAGACAAAAAGCTACACAACTCCGGCTTGAAGCATCAACTACTCGTGATCCCCGTAAAGTTGCTGCATTAAATTCTGAAGCAGAATCAATATTGCGTAACGCACAAACAAATTTAGATGGTTTAAAAAATAACATTGGTTCACGTGCTGGTGTTACATGGATGCCATGGAATGGAACAGCACCTCAATTTAAACCCGGCTCTCCGGCTTCTATGGTCGGCGGTGCGTTGTCTGGATTTGGCCTTGGTGGTGCTATTGCAGGTGCAGCTTCTAATTTACAACAATCACCAGTGCAACAAACAGGAGCTGCAGCTGGATCTAGCCCTGCTGTAAATAATCCAACACCGCAGCAAGTACAAAGTTTGTTTGCCGGTATGTTTCAAGGTAAACAAGAACCCGGTGAGATGCCATTAACTTCAGAAGAGTTAAAAGGACTGTACGAGCGACTTGAGTCTGCAAATCTTGGGTCACTGCTAACTCCAGATTATTACGGAATGCCCAGTCTAGGTATGCGTAAAATTGAAGATTTTGGAACGAACTTTGGTAATGCTTATTTTGTAAATCCACCCGCAAAGTTTGGTGCTGATTACAACAAATTCATAAGTAGCAACGAACAGGCTATTGGCGAAGCCGTAGTTGAAATGCTTAATGGAGCCGAAACTGGATTCATTCCATCAAGGCAGGTTCTTAAAACGATGTTTGGTAAAGATGAAAGTTTATGGCCCGTACAAGAACTTCCTGACGAAAATGGCGAAAAGGCATGGCAACCAAAAATAGGTTGGTTTGCACAGTTGCCTAAAGATAAACAACAGCGATTTGTTGGTCGAATACAAAAGTATATTGCTCCAAGCAAAGAAACTATGGCAGAAGTTAATGCTGCCCGTGAGTTTGCGCAATCTGGTGTTACGTCACAGATTGCGAATTATGGCGAGGTGCGAAAACGCCGTTGGGAAAACTCCGATCGTTTATTTAAAGCTGGTGAAGACGCTAAAGATCGAACAGCTAGAAGTAATAATGTACGCCAACCAGTAGATCCAGCTATTGCGTTTGGTTACAGCATGATAGGTGATGCACGTAAAGCTGCTTACACTAACGCAAAGTCTGATGTTGATAAATACGCTACATTAGCATCAGGCGACATCAAGGAAATGGATACCATGGCTAGGTTACTTGACATGGAGCCTCAATCACTTAGTAAGGTCAGTATGAAAACTATTACAAATTTTTATGCAATAGCTTCAAGTGAAGGTGAAAAACTAATTAGCCGAATTACTGGAGCACCCGGTGAATTTACTACTTCAAGAGCACAGAGGGAAACTGCTGCTTATTCGACGGTCTCAACAGACGCATTGAGAATTGCTGGCAAGAAAGTTGTTAAGGATAAAGTTGCTGAATACAAGAATACAAGGAATCAAGCAGATAAGGATAAAATTAAAAACGAAGTAGAATGGGTAGCAGGTAGAGCCGGTCTTCCAATTCCGTCATTTGATTAACATAAGGTGTAAGTACATATGCGTAAACCGTTGTCGCCACAGTTTAAATCGCCAAAGCAACCAACCAAACGTCGGTTAACTTATGCTGAGCAAGCAGTCGTAAATGACCTTGAGGATTACGGTAAGCCAACACAAGAAACAAAAGCGTATAAACAACAACAAGCAGCCATATTAAATTTTAAAACCAACTTTTATAATCCAGCAATAGATAACTTAAAGACAGGTAAGTGGCGTAACACAGGTATATCAAGTGACATAGAGTCTACTATTGACGATGCTTACATGAATGGCTTGGTAAGCATTGACGAACGCAGAAAATATAAAGCACTTGTATCTGAGAAATTACTAGAGGCACGGCGCAGTACATTTAGTTTTGCTGGAACACCAGAGCGCGGAAATAAACTAGTTACCGGACGCACTTTTAATCCAAACCCAATTGCAGCTTTTGAAGCAAAGGCTCAACGTCGTGCTATTTATAAAAAAGCATTACTACAAGAACAGGCTAAATTACCTACTGGTGTTCGTGAAGGGATGGCTACTGCCAGTGCAGGTGCTGGTGCTATCGCTGGTTTAGGACTGGGAGTTGGTCGGTCATTACTAAACGTTGCTCGTTACGCCACTGGCTCCGATGTACTTGACGACCTTTACGAATCCGGTGAAACCAGTGAGCAGAAATATCTCAAAAGTGTTGCTGACGGTGGGCAAGAAAATATGTTCCTTGAGGGAATGTATGGAAGTGCTGCAGGAACAGAAACCACACTGCTCTCACCACTTACTGTAGGTGGCGAATTAGGTCGTATTACATTAGGTCGGGGCTTTGGCAAGCTCATAGGTATGAGTAAAAGCCAGCAAGATCAAGCGTATGCAAACTTAGGTATTGCAGATTGGTATGCACAAAAAGTTGGTGACCCTGAGAATCTTGTCCGCCAAGCTGCATTTTTGTCAGGCTCCGTAATGGCAGGTGTTGTTCCCGGTGCAGGACCTGAACTTGTAACAATGCGTTTAGCTGGAACTGCGTTTGCAGCTGCCACGAGACCACTTGTCAAATCTATGATTCAGTCGCAAGTTGCAAGGACTGCTGGATCGATGATCCCGATGGCCGTTGGTGCTGTCGGTCAAGCTGGAATACCGGGTCAAGTTACTACTGCATTTGGTGGCAGTCCGGAACAAGCTGAATTGGCTAATCGCGCAACAGAATTTGCTGGTGCGCCATTCCGCAGCGCAATTGAGGCTATACCCTTAAATCTTCAAACACAAACTGGGCAACAACTTGATCCACGCAAGATGACGGAAATGCGTCAAGCGCAGGTTGATCCAACAGGTATTGCAGAAACTGCAGCAACTGTTGGTTTATTTGGATCTGGTGCTGTAGGTTTTTATAAAGACGCCCGGCAGTTGTATAAGGTTAATCGTTTATTAGCTAAGGCTAACGCTACTCAACATCAAGGTAAGTTCCTGAATGCTGGTGATCGCCTTATCCGTGAACGAACTGAATTAATGGGTTCCGTAGGACCTGATGCTGCGTTTGGTATGAACAATGCGTTTACACCAATTGCACAAGCATATAGGGCGTCCACCGACAAATCAGTTGATGAGACTGGTCAACGCAAATACCAAATGCCGACTATGTCTGATTTGGGTCGAGCAGCATTACTTACATTTACTGCAGTTAGACCTCATGGCAAATTGGGTGCGTTTATGACACCTGCTTTACGTGGCAAAGTACTTGCTGAAGGCACTGATATCAAAACACAAGCTATGTTTATGGCTCGTGACTGGGTAGATAGTGGTGAATGGCGTAGTCAGGCGGTTAATCGTAGATTTAAATTACTGACTGGCCGTGATGAAGCCAACCCTGATGATGTTAAGCGTGTTGTTAGTCGTGCGTATGAGTTAGTTGGAGATAAAGCACGACAGGCCGTTATTAATGGCGAAGTACTACCAAGTACTGCTGGTGAAATTTTCTTTCAAAAATTGATAGCTGGCAAGTTAGTTGATGACCCAGCATTACAGCGTGAGTTCAATAGAGTTATTGGCAATATGCGCGTTAAAGGTGACAACGCTCCATTGTCAGACGACAATCCGTTAGCAGGTCAAACGATTAATGAAAATATTTATGTGACTGATCCAGCAGCTCGCAATCGTGCTGTTGCAGAACTTACACCGCAATTTGAAGAGATATTGCGTAAGTCAATGCAGCCTGAATCTACTGCTACCCAGTCACAAATGGATGCTAGTAAGACGACAGGAGAAACTAAAGCTGCTGAATCTCCACGCAAGACATCAGGGCAACAATTTTTTGGCATCCGCATTGCAGACACAGCAGATGGTGTCCCACAGTACTTGGCATTTAATACGCATCGTGGACCCGACGGACATACATTCAGGGCTGTTGAACTAGTACGTGGTGATCAAGATGTTTCTGATCTGGTTATGCTTGATCAACCGACAGTCACAAGAAAGACAGCTTACTTCACTGGTGCGAAAATCCTTGAGTCGTTGCAAAGCCGTATGGATTTATTTAATCCGTACTACCAAAAGAATAAGTGGACAGAGGGAGGAAAGACTAAAACTATTGCTGGATTTAATCCAGATGGGACAGTTTTAGTTAAATCTATCTCTTCCGATGGCACAGTCTCGTCCGAGCGCGTAGGAAGTATTGAGTTACTTAAAACATTATCTAGATACAACGTTAGACTTTATGATGCACTTGGTCCAGTATTAAAGGTATTAAATACAAACGCAGTCAATGAATCAACTGAGTTACTTGACTATAGCGAAAGTACAGATTTTTCTGACCGCATTGCATATACGTCTGAAGATGGAAGTGTGCGTTATGTAAATGGTCGCAAGGTAGCCACTAGTGGTGGACCAAGTCCAATTGGTATTTACCAGTTGCCAAATGGCACTGTTTTAATTCAACCAATGACTGGCGATCAGGCAACAACACCGACTCGTCCGGTTATGGATGCTGGTCAATTAGAACGCTCGCCAGATGTATTGAATTCTATTACGGTCAAAGATGCTAAGTCTGCTGTTGAGTCTCGCAGTGGTTACATGCGGATGGATATCCACAACAGTGGAATATTATCGCGTGTGCCAATATCTCCAGAAGCATTAACGCAAGTCGAAGAAGTTCTCAATACAGAGGATTCGTTAGCTGATAAAGCAGAAATGATTCGCGGTATCGTAGCCGAAGATGTAGCAATATCAACAAGCGGTGAACGCTTAGGTATGCGCTATTCAGATGATGACGGCGATTTTGTAAATGATGTTTATGTTAGACCCGGAGACATTGTCCGTGGTGCATTTACCGATGAAACAGATTTACAGGGTGCTGTTGTAGTTAAGTCAGACTCAAATTTAGTAACGGTACGTTTATTGTCCGATCCAACTGGAGAAGCATATACAGTGCCAGTTGACCAAGTAGTCGTAGATGTACAACAGGACCTCGATTCACTGACTAATGCTGCTGATAGCTTTGTTCCTTCAGAAGATCGTCCTTTACATCGCCCATATCAAAGAACAGCGTTGGATGAAGAAGAATTTAATACCGCAATGACCATTCAGCGGTCCGGTAAACAACGTCAAAGATTACTTGGTACATCCACAGAAGAACTTCCTGCTGTCTTGATTGACATGTTGCGTAAAGGTGAAATCCTGCCTAGTGATTTGAAACTTGGCTTATTATCTTGGGCAGCAAGTACGCAAAATGTTGAAGCAGTATTAGATGCTATTGTTGGCGCATTTGATGACGCAGTTAAGCCGGGTGAAGTTGTATACAACTACTTAACTCGTGTTGCTAGTCTGTATTCAGATTCATCATTCTTTGATCAACTGTATTACGTAGATGCACTATCTGGAAAAACAAAGTCTGGTGCCTTGTTTAGTTCTACGTCCATTCGTGCTAAGGCTACAGCTAATAGCATTGCTCGACGTATGAATATACTTGCTTATCGAAGCAAGAGGAATATGTCACCTGATCAACTGTATCGTGAGGCTATTTCGTCTTTAGGCATTGAAGATAATAGGCAAACTAGAGCTGACGCTATTGCGTATGCAAAGTTATTGCGTGGTATTGCACCACATGCAGCATTTCATGTGGACAGCATATGGCAAATGCGATCGTTATCTGGTGCTTCAGCTCAGACGCAAGTATTTTTAGGAAGAGCATTAGCAGCAGTAAATTCTCCTGAGTTTATATCGCTGCTGCGTTCATCTGATTTTTCCGATGAAGAAGGTTTAGTGTTTTCACGATTCTGGAAATCCGAACGTAATTACTCTGTTGCCCTTAAGTTAGTCAATCAATTAATTAAAGCTGACGAGAAATTAGGTGAAGGTGTACGCGAAAGACTAAGTGAAGTCGGATTAGAATTTTTATACTACGCATCTGCACAACCAAAGTCACGCAATATCACTGACGCTTTAATGGATCCTAATGAGTATCGTCGATTCCAGCAAGATATGAGTGCATATGTAGCAAATCAAGCTATCCCTACAATTGTACTCAGGTCTATTGAGCGTGATATTGACAATGGTGACTTTATGAGTTGGACAGATGAAACATCTGCCCATCAAACTAATAAGGTTTCGTTTATAGAAACACTTGCTCGAATGGGTGATGCCATAGCTAATCGCGTAGCAACATCTGACGTTATTGACGAAGACTCCAAGGTTAGCCTTTTGAACATACTGGCTGATTTACGGTCGCAAATAGCCGATATAGATGGGGCAATGCTTGCCCGTATTGCATCTTATACTCCGTCACCTATCACTGGAAGTAGAGAATTTACACTCACAAGTGATGGTGCTGCTACTAATCTTGCTGGCATTGACCATCAACAAGGTGTTGATCGAGCCGTTCAGTTAATTTTAGATAACGCGTTGACAGAACAGGATGCTGCTACTGAATTACGTGGCCCCGTGAATGAATTAGGTGATCCATTACGAGACCCAACTAGTCAAGAAATGGTCTCTATTGCTCGACGCAGTGCTTATGAACAACTTAAAAATAACACACATGCCATTTCATTTGCACAGGCATTAGCTCATTTTGATATTCAAGATGTTCAAGGGTTAGATCGTCACATCAAAGTATTTGAAGATCAACTTAATGTTCCTCAGTTAAAACGCGCTTACAACAGTGCCGTTGAATCTGGTGATCAAACAAAAATACGTGTTGCAAAAACTGCATTGGAAGAAGCAAGAGGAAAAGCGTTTTCAAAAGCATTCCGCACATTTGACAAGACTCTGGAAGTTGCCAAACAGATTGATGCTGTTTACTCAGACTTACTTGATGACACATACACAACATTAGTAGATGCGCTTTCTACGGCATATGAAGTTATGCGCAGTAACTATGTAAGTGAAGATGCTGTAAATGAAACACTCATGTCTGGCATTGATGCTGCTGCTAGTACCACAGGAGCTGGAACACGATTAGTACAAGATAAATCAGAAGATGCTGGATCTGTTTCTGATAGTTCTACATCACGCACTGGCACAGAAAACAAACGAGATAGTGATGCATATTTGGCAAGTGTGCGACAGGAAGAGCAACGTGCTATTGAACAGGCGCAAAAGGAAAATCAAACTCCTGAAGCTATCAATAACATTCGCGAGTATTACAATAAAATTCGCAACGACTTTAATCAGTCACAGGCTCAATCAGGAGCACCTGCTGATAATGGAAAGCTTGACTTTGTAACAGCGTTAACTGAATTTAACGCATATACCACAGAGCAGTTGCCTTCATTCTTAGCACTTGATAACGGTGACAATATGGCTGACAAGATTGCCTTATTGATGACAATGTCTGGTGAGATGATGACATTGATAACCAAAGACAATCTGTTAAGTAATAAATTCTTACCTGCCGTAACACATAAAACGATTACTAATATTGCTAGTCAGTATCAACGCACACGTGGCATTAATGAGGACCTGCGAGCTATGCAGAGGGCTGCAGCTCCAATAGAAATATCCGAAAATCCTGTAACTGGAGAGGTTACATTATCGGGTTTAACTACTAGTGTTTTAGCTGGTAGAAGACCAGCGTCAGAACGCATGACTCGAATTGATTCAATGAATGCGGATGCTTCAGATAATTCTGTCGTTATAACTGAACAGGATTTAATGCTGTCGCGTGATGACGAAGATATTGACCTAGAAGATTTCTTAGGTAGTGATGCACTTGTTGAGATCAATGAATTAACAGGAACTCTCGTTGACGACGAGGCCTTTGATGGAATGACAACAAGTCAGGTCCCTGCAGATAGAGTTAAGTTGTATGCATTACATGCAAAAAATTATGGCGGCATGCAGGCATTACTTGAAGGATTACTATTACGTCAGTTTGATTTTAAAACTACTTTAGAAAACCTTAGCGCAATGGGAGATGCTGAAAACTCTCAGCGCCGCATAGCAAGTTCTGGAACAGTTTCTCCGGAGCGGGTAGGTAAATTAGCTGATCAGGATTTTACAAACTCTGATTTAGTCCAAGCACTTGAAGGCAATTGGAAGGCACGAGTGCTCGATGTTATCAAGAAGAGTATACGTGGTGCAGGTCGTACTGAGCGCAGACAGGCTGATGCGTTAATTGATGTAGTGAATGTCTTGTTTAACGGTGCTCTGCTTGATACGAATAATAACGTAGATGCATGGACTAGAGAGACATCTTTACAGCTTACAGAAACTATCGCCAACTTAGGATTAGCTCCTGATGTTACACAGGCACTGATGGTTGCATTTTCTCCCCAAGGAATGCTTAGATTATTCTCGCAACCTGATTACACTGGCGCACACTATAGTCATCGAGCAGGATATCTTGATGTTCCGTACCAAATTGTTTCAGCAATAAAAGCGCTTGAACAAGGAGAAATTAGTTATTTACACAGAGATGTATTGCCAACTATCTTCTCGCAACCAGCAGACACGGAATCAATAACACCAGCAACCGCAGAGTATCTGTTAAAAATGTATGACGGCTTAGACATGTCCGCATATTCAGAAGATGAACGGAATGCCATCATAGCAACAAAACGTGTATATGAAAACCGGTTACAGAATCAATCTGCTCAAGTAGACTTGCAAGTGGACCTCGGCTACATGAAGGCTGCTAAAGATTTGTCTATAGGATTAGCAAAGTTGTACGATAACTTTGCATTTGGTTACGGTCAAAAACAATACTCAATGTTATTGACATCTGATCGTCCTGAACATCGTGCCGAATTAGTAGATGCGATGCGAAAGGTTGGCATTTCTCCAGACATTATTGACATTTTCAAAAGTAGTGTTGGTTCTTTTGCAGCCATTATGGATCAAATGGCTATGGACATGGGGACAATTAAGTCCGATGTTCGACGGCAGTTATTTACTGACGAACAAAAGAATGCTCTTCAAACATATCTGATTGCTAAGTATCGCATGAACTATTACATGCATAGCGGAAAGATGTTAATTACATCATCCGATTTAATGGCTAAGACTAATGCACAAATGGTTACAGCCAGAGATGGACGACAAGTCCATGGTGCATTTTTAGCAGCACAAAGATTAATGATGATTGCATCGGAAGCCAATGGGCCACGTACTGCTGATACGTTGTTCCACGAAATGACTCACGCTTTATTTACTGCTATAGATGACATGACGCAAGTTAACTTTATGCGAGCATTGCTACCAGCAGTCGAGGACATTACCGATCCAAAGTTAAAGGCAAATCCGTTATATCCAGTTATGTTGCAGATGAAAGCTATAGAGGTTTTCAATAAGGCATATCCAGATCGTGTGATGGAATCTCTTAGCACAAAATGGCGTAGCGATGAAGCTGTAGACCTATGGCGCGAGCAAGGTATTAGTGAAGACAGAATTCGATTAATGCAGACTGATTGGTTTAACTCTGCACACGAAATGTTTGCTGTTGCACTACAAAACTTTATTGCTGATTTTGGTGAACCTATTTCTGATAACCCTTCACGTGCTGTAGATACAGATGCTGCTGCAATATTCCAGCAGGTTGCTGCTCCTATTCGTAGTATGTGGACACAACTCGCACGACAGAGTCCGGCTGACATTATATTGGAACGTGGTCGTCCACATAAAGCATGGTCGGCTCCTATTCCTACAGCAACATACGTTACTGGGCGTAAGCGATCAATACAGTATCCTGCTGTACGGCAAGGCGATTATGTACGCATGCTTATTCCAAACAAGGGCCGTATGCAAACTGATGCACACAACATCTTCAATGTAAATGATTTGCTCGGAATGTGGATGTCTACTGGTCAAACTGATTCTGTGCATCATAAGTTTGGATTTAAGGTTGAGTACACTGTCAAAAATTCCGATGGGCAATTAATAACGCGTAACGTTAGTGTTCCATTTGATAATAGCAAGGCCATCTCATACATACATCAGTTAGCTATGGAAGGTGGTGAGGTAGAGTTTTTCACCATTCCTGCTGGTAGTGAATATTTAACTGAAATGAATGCTGAATCAACACAATGGGGTCAACCTCATAATGGCCGCATTGTTGATAAGGTTGTGTTGCGCAACAAAAATGATTACACGAGACAAACAGTTTTTGCGTACACCATTGGTGGCAAGCAGTTTGATTTCGTGAGCATGAAGGATAACGATGGCGTTACTGATAGTGGATTTTTTAATACGCGATTTGCAGTTTCTGATGTTACAGATGAGGATGGTAAAGTTGATGATCGTTACACCACTGTCCCAAATGCAGATGCATATTTTGTAATTGAGGCACCAGTAACTGTTGCTATACGTGACAGGAACAGACCACGCACATCAAGTCGTTTTACTGGAACAGCACGATTCCTAGTCTCAGCAAATGACATGATGGATTCTACATATAATCCGCAGTTATTAGGATATACGGGCGATTTTAATCCTAAGTTTAGTGCTGTCCTTTATGACATGAATAGCAAGATTGATACTGTCACTAGAGCTATATCTGACTATCATTCGTATCAGGACCAACTTAACCTTGAAAGCAAACTATTTACAGGTACTCCTGCTGATTTTAAAACTGACACACGTGATCAGTTCACACCAACGCAACGTATTGCTGCATATCATGCAGATCAAGGTAAGGATGTTCGAGCTGCTGGCGTAGACATGTATGCACCAATCGTTGCAGGTCGTAACACATTTGAAAACACCGTCTTAGAAATTATGCGTAGCCGTCAGATGATGGACGTGAATGGCGCATATACAGAAGAAGGTTTGATGTATTTAGATAGGCTGAATACATTTTCTATTGGGCCAATTGCTGAGTATATGCAACGAGAAGGAATCTTTAGGCATGCACTTAAAGATTCTAGGCATGGTGCATTTGAGAATGATTCATTTAAGATTGCCTATGGAACTCCAGAATACAATGCTCTTTCAAACTTCTCGCGTTCATTAGAAGATGCGTTGCGACAAAAGGGTTTAGCATCTGGCGTTCCATTTACTGAGTTGGATACATTTATTGTAGATGCGCAGGATGAATTCTTCCGAAGCCTTTACTCCGCAATGTATGTAAAACCTGTTAATAAAGCATCTGCAAAGGAAGCAGCGCGTCCTGTTGAAGAAAGAGTCAAGCAAGTTCTTGATGAATTTAACAGTGGCATACCAGAGGAACAACAGTTATCTCTCAATTATATTGAAGGCACGGCATCTCGAAGTGTATTGCCAATTTTTGAATACATCCTTGGATCAAATCGTATAGGTGGTAGTGACAGCTTTGTTGGTATGACTCAGATCAACAACTTACTTACCGCTGTAGCTACTAATCAACCAATTGAACTTGATGGTCGCCCACATCAGATTAATGGTGCAGGATACGTACTACACAGAACAATGGATGTTGTTTTTGGGCGGAACAACTTTGTTGGCAAATCTGAATTTCTGGATAGATTAAGTAGTCTCAATGAAAACGAGAGGGCTAAAGCATTACGTCTTGTAACTAGTACTGCTAGTATCCTCGACCTACAAGAGCGTGTTATTGCTAATGCTAGATATAACTGGCAACGGTACTCATTACCTTCTGGTGCATTTGCTGACAATGGAAAGGTGCGCATTGTTGATGCTTCTGGCAGAATGTTACAAGTTAACTTTTTGACAAATGAAGTCACCAATATAGGTCCTGATTATTTGCGACCGGGCAGGATTATTAAAGCTGACGTACACAGCAATAGATATCCGCTTTATAATCCTGACGCGATAGTCCGCATGCAAACTAATGGAGATGCATTAAACGTTACTCAAGCAGATTCTATTATGCGTTCACTTAGCAAGCTTGAACTTGAGCAATTAAGTATAGACTCTAAGGGAATTGTGATTGTACGTGAGAAGGATTACCGAACTTCAAGTGGTGAGCTTGGTATTAATTTGTACAAAATTACTAAAGCTCCTACAAAAGACTTCTTAGAGACTGGCCAGCGATACAACGTTTATCCGGTAAATAACCCTTATAAGGGTTTCTATCATGTCACTGGAGAAGATGGTTCAATAACTGAGGTAAACAATCAACGTGTATTGAATCAGAGTCCATCTTATTTAATGGCAATGGCTATGCACCAGTATTTTGACACTGCAAATACTGAAAACTACGAGTCCATTGAACGCATCCGAAATACATCAATTATTAGACCAGAAGTATTCATTGCTAAAATGCTTATTGCTCGCGCTCAGCGAACAAATCCAGAGCAGATTAATCAGCAATGGAAAAGACAGATGGCATCTCAGTACAAGGTTAACTCTGTAACTGTAGGTCAGGGTGATCAAACATACTCTATGTTGCAATCTGCGGTTGTAAACAACAAGAGGTCTGGTACATGGATGTCATCAGGAGACTTGATTGATGAAAGCGGAAAACCATTTAGCGATTTAGAAATGGAACTTGTCCGTGGATTACAGGATTTACCAGCTGAGGCTGTTGGTAATGAAGAAGTTGAATCTGCATGGAGGCAACAGCGCTTAGAGGATATTGACAAACGTGTCAGTGTAAATAGGCAACCGGAAAATATTGTTTTAAAGAAACATTCTGATGTAGATCAAGTTGGCATTGCTGTTGATGGGAATGATGTACACATTACTATTCCTGACAAGCAGTACTCGGACATTATTCAGACAATGTTTAGCACAAGTCCGACTGAAGTTGATCGACTTAATAATTTACCAAGTGGCAATGGTGCTACTATGCCAACCAATCAATTGCCTCCTGATTATCCTGTTTGGCGTATGGTTATGGATGGATGGACCGAGTTATCGGGTTGGGAAGTTGTAAAGCGTTTGAGCCGTGACTTTGCTAGACCATTTATTCAGAACTTTGCACTGACAGCAGGGCGACCTAAAGATTTTGGCATGCAGTTTTATGGATTGATGGGAATGATGCCAAACCTATGGTTTCCACGTGGACATAATGGCAAGGGAACTATATTCCAAAAACTGTTTGGTCATCAACGTGCAATTAATGTAGGTGGAAAAGAAATCCCTGTGGCTCTTGGTGACATGATGTACCACAGAGTCATTGAAGGAATTTTAAAAAGATACGGAACTGTTGGTAGTAAAGTTGGTGTTGGATTTATACCATTTAAAAACAAAGCTCGAATTGAAGGTATGTACGACAAAGAACTAGGTCGCAAGCGTAGTTATACAATTGAAGACTTAAATGAATTTGGCTTATCTACTACCTATGGCGAGTGGTATGCAGCAGCATCTGCAATCAAGGCTATGAATCCATTGATTGAATTAAAGGATATTCCAATCCAGTTAACTGGAGCAGAAAATTTAGGCGGTGGAGTAATCGGTCAAAGATTAATACCGTTTGTTGGAATGACTGAACGAGGCGGTACTTTATCAACTGACTTATTGCGCATTAAACAGTTTTTAGAGCAGGCTCGTATCGTGGATCGTGATGAACTTGCGTCATTAAGATTTGGAGGCACTGTAGGAACTATCCCATATGAGCAAGGGAAATTAAAACGTAACTTTGCTCGCATCATAAATACTATTTCAGGATCTCCTGTAGGCGAGGATGTGTTAATCCATCCAGTCATGCGTACAATTCAATATCGATCTCAAGCATTTTTTACTGCACCTAACTGGGGTAAATCATTGAAAGCATTTACCTTGTTGCCTATGATTCCAGAGTTGGCGCTTGGCTATGCTATTAACGGAGCTTTACGCCCTGTCTGGAAGAAGTTTTTTAAGGGCGTTGGTTATAACACCATCAACTTAGGTGCATATCACAATTTCCTTTCCGCTATCGGTCAAGTAAAGACGGCTAGTGGAGAGTGGAAGAACGCTCCATTTGCTTATTACTTAACAAGATTCTTAGCTTCTGCTGGTGCTACTGCTGCTATGTTTGCATTTGCATTACAAGCTCAAAACATTATTCAGAGCAGAATGTATTTAGCCAGCCAAGGAAAGCAAACTCAGTGGTATCAGATATCTAAGATCAAACAATTGATGGAGGATTCTAAAGTTGATCCAGCACAGCCAGAAGCAGGGCCGGGCAAAGTAGTTACTTTTGGAAATATGGAAATGCAAGGTCCTCCTATTGTTATGGGATGGAATAGGTTTTTGATGCAACCATATATGCAAATGCAAAGGAACATGAAAAATGGTTCTTCATTTGCTGAAGCAGCTGGTTCGGCATTATTTGGTACAGAGGTTACATCTAGAGCTAACCCAATGTATACGGCATTGAGAGATCAGTTGGTTGGTAAAACAAATATATTTAATGCTGCGACATACCAACAACATCCGGGATGGACATATTTCTTAGCGCATTCAGATGAACTGATTGCTCAGGCTGGTCCATTTGCACCTCAGTTGGCATTACTTAAGATGACATACCCTAATGGCATGAGTCGAGCTGCAATGAATGGACAGATGGTACCTATTCAGAAAATGATGAACGACATCGAGCGCATGATGTATGTTGATGATGCAACATACAACCATACTGCTGCTAACTGGATGCGATTTATTGGAATGGAAAACGAGTATTACAATACTAGATTAGACACGACTATACCAAGAATGTCTAAGGATGGTATTTCTGTTGCTGATATCACTAGGCTCAAAAAGGAATTTGAATACGACTATCCAAATATTTTTGAGGTTATTAGTAATTTTGGACTTGGTGCTCTATGGTCTGGTATTCCTGAAACGGGAGATATAGGTACTCGTGGAATTGGAAGCACACAATCTATACCATTACCGGGAATGCCTACACAAAAACTGATAGACGTTTCAAAGCCAAGGCCAGAACGCATGAAGGAAAAGGTTAAAGAACAGCAAGGTCGTGCTACTCTTCCGGAAATTTCATACGAAGAGTTTTTAGATATGCAGAAATAGGGATGATGAATTATGAGTAGTGTTAAGCAATTTGTAGATATTGCACAAAAATACATTGGCGTATCTGAGCAGCCGGTTGGAAGTAACTGTGGTCCACTTATTGATCGATGGAATACATTAGTAAACGCTCCGATAGGAAGTTTCTGGTGTGCCTCATTTGTAAGTGGTGTTGCTGCAGAGTGGGAAAATAAAAGTGGTTTGGACTGGCCGTTATGCTTTAGCGCAGACTGCGATGTCTGGTTAGCTGTTGCTAAAAAACATGGCGCACTACACCGTGCACCAATGGCTGGCGATCTTGTGTTATTGGTGAAGACATCAAAGAGTGGAAGTCAAGATGCATTTCACATTGGAATTGTCGAAGGGCAAGACGAAAATGGAATATGGTATTCCATCGAAGGTAATAGTAACAATGACGGAAGTCGCAATGGATATGAAGTAGCGCATCGACCATTGTTTAGGAATCGAAGTAAAGACATGCTTTACTTTATTAGGCCATGGCTTCTAGTGCAGAGTGGACAAGATTGGAAGATAGTTAATGGGGATAAACACATTTTGGCATTGGTACAAAATGGTAGGACGTACGCTCCTGTGCGAGACTTTGTTAGGCTTGTCCTTGGGGATGATTCTTTATTGGCTTGGGAAGATGGGCCAGTGGTCGATGGTGAACCACTGGCCGTTCAATGTATTCTCCGGGATGGTAAATCGTATGCATCCGTCCGAGATATTTCTCGTAGTCTTGGTTTTGATTGCATCGTCAATAGTGACCAGAAGAAAGTTTACTTAAAGGAAAAAACCTCCTGATTGAAACTCAGTAAACTTTGCGTACCGGGGTTCAAACTGTAATAGTGAAACCCCGGTTTTTCCATTTCTATTCTTAGCAGTAATTACTTCTGCCTTGTCCGCTTCTTGTTCTTCATCACCAGACTGCTTCTGCTCGTAGTATCCAGCTCGGTATATAAACTGAATAACATCGGCATCTGATTCAATGTCTCCTGATTCTCTCAGATCTGACATCATAGGTCGTTTATCCTGTCGCTGTTCAACTGCTCTAGATAAACTCGACAAAGCTATCACTGGACATTTGTATTCACGAGCAATATCTTTTAACCCACGACTAATCACACCAATATCACGAGTGCGATTCTCTGACTTGTATGAACTTGGCATCGCTATCATCTGTAGGTAATCAACAACCACCAAGCCAACATGAAAAGATTTTTGTGCGTCCCTGATGGCATCTCTGATTCCTCCAAGGGTGACAGTTTTATC